CCTTAATAGCCAAAGATAAGGAGCAAGCAGTAAAGGACGTTAATAGCGACAATTTAGATCAATTACGCAAGGACGTAGCGGAATGAAAGCCCTAGTCCTTGTTTTATGTTTAGCTTTTGCAGGGTGTCTTACAGTTGTACAGCATCCTGTACAGAGCAGTCAGGCTTCATTTGATGGAAATGAGCAAAATAGCGGTATTATAGCCAAAATTGATGCTGGTTTTGTGGTCAGTTCTAACTTCAGAGACAGGTATAATGTGTTGATAGAGACCTACTCAAACACTAAACTCCAAGACGGAACACCACTATTTATAACACCTATTAAAAAAGACTTCGGAATAAAGCCCAATGGCGATGGAACCTTCACCCTTAACAAGCAAGGAATGGTGCTTATGGTTCAGCTATCGAGCATAAAACGTAGAGCTTTTAAGCCCTAATAATGAACCTCATCAAAACAAACATTCACGAACACGGTATAGGCATAATTGGCTCAGTAGCTAGTTGGATGGGTGTTGTTACTGCTACACAACAACAGTTTGAATGGTGGTTTAAATGCACAAGTTATTTAGCTGCTACGGCAGTATCGCTTGTAACACTTTATTACATGGTTAAATCAAATAAGGATAAAAAATGAGAAACGCAGGTAAAATACAGGTTATTAAAAGTTTTGGTCGTAAAGAAGCTCCAGAAAGCGTCATTGCAAAGCTTCGTGGTAATAAGCACCTAAAAATGCCTACCAGAGAAGAGTTCCCAATGAAGAAGGATGCTTTAAGAGACAGACTCATTGCTAAACGCACAAAGAAAGTACTATAATGCCACTCACTAAAAAAGGTAAAGAAATCATGGCTTCTATGTCCAAGGAATATGGAGCTAAAAAAGGCAAGCAAGTGTTCTACGCTTCTGCCAATAAAGGTCGTATTACCAACGTAGAGCCTAAGCACAAACGCAAGTCAGTATGATGGTAGAATGGCTCAATGCCACGCTATAGAACATACGGACGTTTAGATACAGTACAGGCTGACGACGGAGATACGACGTTCTTCAAGATCAACAGCCGTTTGCGTCCAGACCAATTAAAGTCTGGAGAGGTGGCTATGTCCCAAAATGGGAGAATGGATGTCGATGGGGCATGGCAAGTTAGACGTGGCGTACAGGTGTTTGGAAGTCCTGTTGTAACAGGCAATCAAGCCCTCACCATTCCTTTCTATTTATATGCGTCTAAAACAATTAGTAGCGCAGTTCGTAGCACCACTACAGTCACGGTTACAACTAGCACGTCGCATGGTTTTACGACTAACACGCTTGTAGGCATACAAGGACTTACTGGAAACGTAAGCCCTAATGGTAATAGGCTTATAACGGTAACTGGTGCTAATACATTTACGTTTACTATTCCGGGTGCATCAGGAACTGACACCTATACAGGAAGTGGTACTGCTGGTTCTCCATTAACTGACGATACTGCTATTAATGGTGTGTTCGGATCATGCTTATATAGCGATCCATCTAGCAATAATGATGAGTACATTGTTATGGCTACCAATAGCAGCATTAACATGGTTAAAGTGAAAACTGGTGTTACTACCACAATTGCTTATCCATCTGGAGTCACAATTTCTAGCGATGTAAACCTGCTACAAGCATTTAACTATTTGTTTGTATTTAGAGATGGCAACATAGCATTGCAATGGGATGGCAACTGGTTATCTCCAACAATGACGCTTGTAAATCATGGCGATTATGTTCAGCCAGTTATTTATCAGACAACAGGCAACTGCGTTATTGCTAGTGGCGTAGTAACAATTACTGCTACTGGTCATGCTATTGCAGTTGGAGACTTAGTAACTGTTAGCGATAATGGCGGTACTGATTTAAACACCCTTACGCAGTATAGCGTTTTCAACACTACTTCTACGACGTTCCAATTTAGATCAGATGCCAAAAACACTGTATCTGGTAGTCCTGCAACAGTAGCAGTTGGTAAACCTCAAAGCGTTGGACTTGGTTACATAACGATGCCAACTCCACCTTGGGCTGTATATCACCAACGTCGTTTATGGATGCCATTTAATTGGCAGTATAAAACAACTGGTGGTGTTACATCTATTGTGTCTCGCAATGTTGCGGACGAAGTCATTGCATCTGACATATTAGATCAAAACACATACGATCAGATTTTAAATCAATATCAGATCAGTTCTGGTGGTGCAGATTACTTAGTAGCTTTACAACCATTTGCTGAAGACAATCTCATAGCATTTGGACGTAATAGCGTTCATCTTATTACTGGCGTAGGTGCTGATTTAGCAAACTCAGTAGTGCGAGAAATAACTCGTGAAGTTGGATGTTGCGCCAGAAAGAGTGTAGCTCAAGTAGGCAATCAAATCATATTCCTTTCAGACAATGGCGTTTATGGTGTAGAGTTCGACCAGTTGTATAACCTTCGTGGTGCAGCTATACCATTATCACAGGCAATCAATCCAACAATTACACAGATTGATCCTAACTACATACAAAACGCTGTAGGCATTTACCACGACAACCGTTATTATTTAGCTGTCACACCTATTGGATCTACGCAGAATAATACGGTTCTCGTGTTTAATTTCTTAAATGGCGGATGGGAAAGTATTGATACTATCAATCAAGATGGTTGGGATATACGCAACTTTGTAAGAGCTGGAGCTGGTGGTTTACATTCGCTTTATGCCGTTAATAAACAAGGTGGCATACATTTACTTGATAGCGGTAATCAATGGTATGATAGCGTTGCGTTAAAAGTTGGTGAAGGCGTTAAGACCTATTCAATTAATGCTTCTTTAACTACTCGCCAATATACATTTGGAACGATTGATAGAAAGAAGTTTAACAATTTTGAATTACATGTTCAGAGTGCTAATGAAATTCAATCTGACGCTAATTTAAACCTTATTATTCAAAACCTAGATAGCACAACGAGCTTAGGAAATATTAGCTCTATTACAGATGGAGCCGTACCTGCTGCTGGTGATGAAAGCATACGTTCACGTTTAGGAAACTTGCGTGGATATGGTGCTCAATTACAAGTCAATCAAACATCTGGACGACCAAAGATTCGTGCAGTAAAGATTGGCGGTATGCTCTCGTTTGCTTCTACAACCTCTGCTAAATAATGTCTGACATTAAATCAGGTTATGTTTTCACTGGTAGCAATACTGAGTGGGACAACAATCAAGATACGTCTATTCGTCTTAACAAGATGTTAGACAATGCCACCGTCAACATTCTTCCCGGCACAAACGTAACTGTTACTCGTGATACTAACGGAATAACAATTAATTCAGCAGGTAGTGGTTCAGCTTTACCTCCAGATGCAGATTATGGTGACATTACTGTTTCTGGAAGTGGTCATACATGGACGATTGATAATGGAGCGGTTACAACAAATAAGATTGCTGACGGAGCAGTAACAAGTGCAAAACTTGGAACTGGTGTTGTTACTGGATCTAATATTGCTAACGGAACAATCGTATCAGGAAACTTTGCATCAACAATAGCACCTGTAGGGCTTGTAACGTCATTACCTACAACTTATCAAGGCGATGTAATATTTAATGAAGCTGATGGAAAGCTTTATAGATGGACTGGCACAGGCTATACGGCAGCAGTTCCTGCGGTTGATATTACAGGCCAAATCTCAAATGGTCAGATAGCAGATGGCACTATTGCAGGTACAAAGTTTGCATCAAGCCTTGCTCCAGTTTACGTTGTTAGCTCTGTTCCAACTACCAATGTTGGAAACATGATATTCAATACAACTGATAGCACAGTCTATCGTTGGAATGGAACGTCATATACCGCAGCGGTTCCATCGGTAAGTGTTACAGGTCAATTAACAGACTCTCAGCTTGCATCTATTTCAGCAGCAAAGATTGCAGGTCAATTAGCTGATACGCAGCTTGCAAACTTAAGTGCTTCAAAGATTACTGGTCAGCTTTCTGATTCTCAAATAGCTGCTATATCTGCTGCAAAGTTAACAGGAACAATTACAGGAACGCAAATTGGTTCTGGAGCTATTACGTCTTCCAATATTGCTTCAGGAACAATTACAAGTAGCCAAATTGCATCAGGAACGATTAGCACCGCTAACTTAGCTGCTGGCTCAATTACAACGGCTAAAATAGCAGCAGGAGCAATCACTTCTGGAACTATAGCAGCTGGAACAATCACGGCTACAAATATTGCGTCAGGCACAATTACTACTTCACAAATAGCTTCTGGCTCAATCACGTCAGATAGCTTGGCAAGTAATTCGGTAACGGCAGGAAAGATTGCAGCTGGCTCAGTAACGACAGGAAGCATTGCAGCTAACGCAATTACTGCCTCTCAAATTGCAGCTGGCACAATTACTTCAACACAAATTGCTACAGGCTCAATTACGGCAACAAACATTGCCTCATCAGCCATTACAAGCGATAAAATAGCTGCTAATTCCATTACAACTGGAATGATACAAGCAGGAGCTGTTTCAGCTTCTCAAATTGCAGCCTCAGCTATAACGAGTGATAAACTTGCTGCTAACTCAGTAACGGCAGCAGCTATATATGCAGGTAGTGTTACAACAGACAAAATAGCTACCAATGCTATTACATCAGATCAAATATTAGCTAATAGTATTATTGCTGGAAAGATAGCAGCAGGAGCAGTTAGTGCTAGTGCAATTAGCGTTAGTAACTTAAGTGCTATATCAGCTGACATGGGTACTGTTACTGCTGGCGTATTTAAGGGTGGTGCTACAAGTTTCAATTCTGGAGTAGGATTTTGGATTGGTAATGATAGTGGCGTTTATAAGTTTCGTGTAGGCGATCCAGCAGGTGCTCATATTCAATGGGATGGCTATTCATGGACTGTAGTAAACTGGCCCGGTGGATCACCCCCTCCAGCTCCTGATGCTAATATTTATCTTTCTGGTCAGCAGCTTGTAGTTAATGCGCCATCTGGTGCTCCAACTGGCTATACCATCTATACTAAATTTGGTAGTGGTTTTTGGGGTTCTCAGACCTTATTCCCTTTCTATATTGACGCTACTGGTCAACATAACACAGAATTACAATATTACTCAACGGCTCCGAACTATAGTCAATCTGGCATGGCATCTACCAGCTGGAACGCATTATATGTTTAATTGTGATAGAATAAACCTATGTCCATCTTATCTAAAGGCACTACGTTTGCTACAGGCACACAAGTTTCAGCAAGCTCATTAAACAACTTGGTGGACGCAGCTACTTTTGCTTCTGGCGCAGTAGATGGAGTCACATTAAGCATTAACTCTGGTGGTGCTTTAACTATCAAAGATTACGGTGTCACTTCTACAAAACTATCTAGTGGTGCTCCTACATGGGATGGCAGCAATGTAACGGCTCCTAATGGCTTTATTGTTAATGGAGATGCAGCTTTAAATGGCGGTCTTACGGTAGCCAATGGTCAGCTTGTAGGTAGTAGCCTTGGCGTAGGAACAACGCTTTCTGTAGGCACAACAACGACTTTAGGTGGTAACGTAACCATGCCTGACACTAGCAGCATCATAGCTTCTGGATCAGCAGGTTTAACTACTGGCCTTAGAACTAGCGGATCTGGTCCTAATAACATACAATTTGGCTTCAGAAACGACAGTAGTGGCGTATTTTTGCTAGTTACAGTTGATGGTGCTAATGCTTACAAGATTCCATTAGTTGGTGCTTAATGAAGCCTATTGAGCAAGCAAAAGCTCATTATTTAGTTCATAACTTAGATTTTGAGCAGGATTTGGGGTGGTATCTGCTTAATGGCTATGTTTTTAACACTCCTGATCAGTTTCTTATGTTTAAGCCTATTGATTCGTCATTAGGCGAAAAAAGCTGGTTTCCTGCAAATCCAGATGCTTGGTATGTGCATTATGCAGCTGGAAAACATAGCTTATTTTGGTTCATAAATAAGGCTCCGTATGAGCTTCCAAAGATAGCTTGGATGCGTAATAAAGGAGCGTCAGCGCAGCAGCTAAAAGTGTATGATAGTAAACGGCTTTATGATAGACTAGCAGGTAAATGAGTAGCGTCAAACAACCAACTCCTCCTCCTACTCCACAAGGAGTTCAGCCCGGTCAAGCAGGTCAATCAGCATTTGATTATACACAGAGTATGTCAAATCCAGCGATGTACAGTTCGCTGCTTGGTTTAGACCAATCATATAGACAACCATTTGCACAACTCAACATCAATACGTTGGGTCAATATCTGAATAGTGGCTTAGGCCAATATGCTAATGCTGTTCAGCAAACTGGAAACATCAACCAGCAAGCTTTAAATCAGCAATACGGTGGAATGGTTGGCGCACTCAACCAATATGGTGGTCAGATTACGCAAGGCATGAAGAACGCAAATCCTGCGTTGGCTCAACTTGCTAATCAGCAAACCAATCTTGCAAATCAACTTTATGCTCAGGGTCAGCAATTAACACCTGATCAAGCTCGTTCAGCTACTCAGCAAGCATTAGCTGCTGGCAATGCTTCTGGTCGTATTGGTGACAATTCATCTGTAGCAGCACAAATTTTAGGACGTGATGCAGCACTTAAACAGAATCAAGCATTGGCTCAAAACGCTAGTCAGTTGGCTTACGGTTATAATCAAGCTTTTTCTAGCCCAATAATGTCAATCTTGGGACAACCTGCTGCTGCTATGCAGTATGGTCAAGGACAACAGAATTACGCTTTACAGCAAAATGGACAGAACCTCGGTTCAGCATTTGTTAATCCTGCTAACGGCATTAACTTGGCGTTACAAAATGCTTCCAATATGAACAATTATAATGCTTCTATTTACGGAGCAAATGCAGCATTAGCTGGAGCACAAGCTCAAGCAAATGGAGCTATGATTGGTGGAGCAATGAGTGGCTTAGGTGCTCTTGGTGGTGGATTATTTAGCGGAGCTGGTGCTGCTAAAGGATTTGGTAACTTATTCTCATGTTGGGTAGCTCGTGAAGTTTACGGAATAGACAATCCAAAATGGGTAATATTTAGAGAATGGTTATATACCAATGCTCCAAAATGGTTTCTTAAACTTTACGAAAAGCATGGTGAACAGTTTGCTAAATTCATTTCAAATAAACCAATGCTTAAATCCATTATTAGAAAATGGATGGATAAACGCATTGAAAATTTAAACCTTAGCTACGCTTAATATTATGCCTATAGATACTGGAATTAATGCAGGTTTAGGTGCAAGCAACTATTCTCCTTTTTTACAAGGGGCAATGCAAGGTGCTCAAATGCAGGCACAAGGTGCTCAAGCTATAGGTCAAGGTCTTTCTAATTTAGGATCTAGCGCTGGACAAACTTTTGTAAACATTGGTGAGCAAAAGAAACAAAATCAGCAATTAGAAGGAAGCATTAAAGGCGTAGAATCATTTTTAAAATCTTCTAAATCTACTGCTGAAGAAGTGTCTCCGGGCATGGGAGATAAAATAGATGCGATATTAGCACAAATAAATGATCCTAAATTATCTTTAGAGCAACGTGCTTCTATTGCTGCTAATACACAACAACATTTTGGTGAAGTTTTAGGTCTTGGTATCCAAGCTAAACAACTAAAAGATAATGCAATAATTGCTAAAACAATGCAAGGAGGACTTGCTAATGCAATTCAGAATGGAGCTACGTTTGAGCAACTTAATGCTCAAAATACTGGAACGCCTACATCTGGAAGAGATGCTTATCAAAGACTTTTACAAGCAGGTATTCCAGCAGATAAAGCTGCTCAAGTTGCATCTACTTATGGTAATTTAACTAAAGAAGATATTATAACTGCAAGCTTACCAGAAATAAATAAATTAAATTTTTTAAAAGCTAATGCAGAGTTTCAAAAAATATTAGCTGATACAAATTTAGCTAATGTAAAAGCTACTACTGGTCTTCCTTTAAATGCTGCTCAACTTGCACAAAAAGCAAAAACTGAAGCTGAAACTGCTGCTGTTAAAAACGCTTTAACAGAAGAACAATTAAGACAGCAAAACGTAGAAGCTCAATTTGAATCTGGAACGCAATCAGCATTAAGCGTTGCTCAAGATATTAAAGGCTTATTACAAAAAGGAGCTGGTGGTAAATTTGGATATCTTATATCATCTACAGGAATGGGTCCTTTAGCTAAAGATACTCAAGAACTTACAGCTAAAATTAATCAATTTAAAACCGTAATGGGCGAAAATGAAATTAATAAATTACGTCAATTAACAAAAGGTGGTAGCGGTGGTGGAACTAGAATATCTCCAGCTGTATTAGATACTTTAGCAGGATCTGTTGGTTCATTAAGACCTGATTTTAAACCAGAGGTTAATTTAGATACTATTAATGATATTATAAGCAGCTTAAATAAAACAATACAAGAAAATCAAAAAAACAGAACTGTTCCTGCTAAATTTAGACAAACTGGTACATTAAAAGACGGAACAAGAGTTTATCGTGAATCTCCTAACGGACCAATAATACCAGTTAAATAAAATGGATGATACATCAATCAATCCTAATGATGTTTCTTGGGATAATTCAGCTCCAATAGCATCAAATAACAATGCTCAACTTTCAGCTGAAATACATCCGAGCGAAGTTGAATGGGATAACAATGTCTCAAACCAAGCTCCTAATGTTTTAACTAAACCTATTGCTGCTCAATCAAAAGGTCCTAGGCAGACTGATGAATATTACAAACTAGGTATTCCACTTGGCGAAGATCCAACACCTATAGATTGGACTAATGCTGCTGGCGTAGCTTCAGATGTAGCTTTACAAGGTGGCGGTGCTTTAGCTGGACAACAAATAGGTACTTATGCAGGAGGTATTCTTGGAGCATTAGGTGGTCCAGAAACGATTCCATTAGGAGCCTTAGTTGGTGGTGGTATAGGAGGAATGATAGGCGGTGCATTGGGTAATACAGGTTCTCAATTTAGACAAATGGCTGCTGGAGAACGTAAAAAATTTTCTGCTCCAGATGTTGCACAAGCAGGTATTATGTCTGCCGTTCCTGCTGGATCATTAGAAAATGCTACTGTTACCGATTTATTAAAAGAAGCAAGCAAGCAAGGAGCTGCAAACTTAGCTGGCTTGGCTGCTAAAAGCTTAGGAGAAAAAGGAAACTTTTCTGAATTTACTCCTGAACAATTAACCACTTTATTTTTAACTACTGGCCTTGGTATTGGAGGAGCTAAATTATTAGATTTAGGTGCTGATGCAGCTAAAGCAGCTGAACAATTAGCAAATGAAAATGCTACATTATCAGCATTAAAAGTTGCTCAAGATGCAGGATATAAAATCTTGCCATCTACTTTAAACAAAAGTGGAATAATTAATAACGCTATTGAACATTTAGCAGGTAAGCCAGAAACTATGGCTGAACTTGTAAAAAGAAATGCAGCAGTAACAAATGCTTTAGTAAGAAAAGAACTTGGTTTACCATTTGATCAAGTTATAAACTTAAATGCTTTAAATGGCGTTAGAGAAACAGCAAATCAAGTATATGAACAAACAAGAAATGTTTCTCCTTATGCTTCTGAATTAATTGATACATTTAAAGAAGCTGATAGACAAGCAAAGGCTCATTTTAATGCTAATGCTAAAGGATCTGATCCAACTCTATACGACAAAGCGGTTGCTTTTAGAAAGCAATCAAATCAAGCTTGGGATGATTTAAGTACAGAACTTAAAAATAATGGTCACGATGATCTTTTAGGACAATTAAAACAAGCTAGAACTACTATTGCTAAAGTTCATGCAATAGAAGATGCTTTCGATACTGGTTCTGGAACTATTGCTGGAGACATTTTGGCTGCAAGATCTTCTAAAGGTAAATCAATTCCTACTGGTGATTTAAAAGTAATTGCTGATTTTGCTTCTAACTTTCCTAGGGCAGCAGGTAGTTCTATTGAAAGATCTACTGGAAATGTGTTTACTAAAAATACTGTTCCGGGAGCTTCAGCAGCTTTAGGTTATTATTTAGGTGGTCCTGTTGCAGGTTTAGCAGCAGGTGTAGCTGGATCAGGAGCTAGAGTATTGGCAAGAAAAACTATTGCTACAGATTTATATCAAAAACTATTTGCAAGTCCTGTTAATGAGACGCTTCAAATGGATAAGCCAGCAATAGCTGCCTATATGGGGTCAATGGTTGGTGGAGCTAACGCTGCAAACCCAAATATTAATTATTCGGATTACGTTTATCCTAATCAGCACTCTCAGTAGCAATATCGTTCCAATACTCTTCTGAATTTGGTTCAAAGAAAAACCTTTGACCATCTTCTTTATTGTAAACAAACTCTCCAACCAAGCATGGGTAACCGCTTGGATGAATAGATTTCTTTAGCAGTCTGAATCGTTGTTCTGGACGACATTCAATCATCCAGAGCTTTCCGTCTTCATCGCTTGTTAATACGGCATCTAAGTTGCCTGTCCATTTGTATAGACGTGTGCTCATTAAATGATGCGGTATTTATAACAAATGTGTTTAATAGATGCGGAATAGCCATGCCACACCTCTATTTTCTTTTCCTTAACCAAAGCCTTTAGTTTGTAATGGCCTGTACGTTCTAAATAGCCATATCTGTCACAGAAATCTTTAGCGGTAAACCATTCGTTCCCCATTGGTTCTTTTTCATGCTTAAGAATCTGGTCTAACTTATCCCAATGATTAATAGGCTTTGATGTTTTGTGGGGCATAGAATTTTCCGTTTATACCTCTAATTTGAAATAGTGAGTAAGTGCCGTCATCATGCACCCATCCTGCGACAAAGCCATGTGCCCATCTAAGCTTGCCTGTCTTTCTATTGGCGTAATCGGGGTCTAGCTTGCATAAGCAGCCAATGCAACGTGCTTCCTGTTGCTTAAGTCCGGGGGTCTGATAGGACTCTATACTGTGGCAATGTCCAAAGACTACGTTGCCATAAATGCGACTGTGTGACGCACAGGCTGATGTTCCAGTATGAAAGCCATGCACTACGTTTAAATGACCTATCTGAACCACTCCAGTACGGCTATCGTATGGCACTAGCGAGGCTTTATTGCGTCTGGCTACCTTATGTATGTCCTGAACCATTAAATGCCCCAGATCAGCCTTTACGCCGTCTGTAGAGGCTGCCAAATCCCATACCCTGACATCATGGTTGCCTAGCATCAGATGGTTTTGTTTACCGCCTTTAAAGAAAGCGTCAGCAAACTCAGCACCTGCCTCAAAGTCTTCACGCATAGATGACGATTGTTCATCTACAGATGCTCCTTTGCGAATAGATGAAAACTCCCAAAGATCACCTGCAATGATGCGTATATCAGCATTGAAATCTTTGTTAAAAGCAAGGGCTGCATTACATGCTGCCTCATCTTTGTGATTGCCGTGTATATCACTAACAATGATGAATTTTTTCATTTATTTGCTTTTCTGATAATACGCTCCGCTTCCGTCTTCTTGTCGTGACAATCATTACAAAGTGCTTGGTAGCCGTCCACCTCTACAAATAATCTTTCAATATATATGTCCCACGATTGCCATCCTTCTGTTGGATCAACAACAGGCAATATGTGATCTATTCTAATTTCTTTGTTCCCATATTGTTTTTTACAGGAAGCACAAACGTAGGTATTGTAGGCCACTTTAGCTTTCTTTTTACATTCGTATTTAGGTGACCATCTAGAAGAGGCTCGACGCAATGCGGACTTTATAAAAGACTCAAATCTTGCTTCTGTCCATTGACCATTGCATCGAGTTTTTGGAGACATGTATTAGTTTAACACACCACTTTTATTAGGCATTACTGCCTCGCTTTGTAGCCTGTCCTTTCTGGCTGATATAAATTTATGATAGCGTTCTATACCCTTAAATTGTTCTATTGGGTCTTGTGATCCAGCAATATCTTTAAGCATTGCTATCATCATTTCTTCTTCGAGTTGTTCTAGTATTCTTGTTTGTTTTGACATATTATGTGTTTATTAGTGATTCAAATGCGGTGATTGGTCGATTAAACATCATTCCAACTCTATCGCAGCCTTCGCCTCTGCCTTTGGCTTGAATAGCGTTAATAAAAATGCGTCGTCTTTCACCATCATTAAGGTCTTGTTGTGTGCCATCAGGAAGCGTTGAAGGAGCATCTAGAAATATAACTCTATCTGCGTCTTGTTCAATGTTGCCTGATTCACGCAAATCAGAAAGCAAAGGCTCTCTGCCATCTTTTTCTACTCCACGACTGATTTGTGCAAGCAGAATAACTGGAATATTCATTTCTATTGCAGCATCTTTTAAAGCCATTGTCATGCGTCCAATAGCTATATCTCTGGTCTCTCCACGCTCCTGCTGCGGATCATAGCGTTGAAGATAATCAACGACAATGCCCTTAATAGGCATCATGTGTCCAAAGCTTTTAATGCGAGCCGTTACTTGGCTAAGAGTGCGATCTTTGTCAGAGATGTGCAAACGCTTTTCAGCCATGACTTCTTTTATGCTATGTATGAAGTCTAAACCATCCTTATGGCTCAATAGATTGCGTCTAAAGTCTCTCCATGACTTTTTACTAAGTGTTTGTGCAAAGAGCTGAGGAAGGCCACAGATTGGCATTTCACGACTAAACAGAATGACATTGCCTTTCAGTTTGTTTGACCAATGCCAAGCGATTTGCCTTCCAGCTGAAGACTTACCCCTCCCCGGCCTAGCTGCTATGACTATAAGCTCTCCACCTTGGGCAAGCCCAAAGCGTTTATTCCAGTCAGGCCAAGGGAAGGGAAGTCCATGATCAACTTCAGTAGTTTCACCTTTCATTATGCGTTCGCATAAGGCGTGTGCATCTACGGCTGCTTCACTTAGTGTTTGTTGTTTTTGGCTTCCGTGGCGAACGGAAAGTATTCGAGATGTAATGGCAACAAAGTCTTCAACATTGCCTTTATAAGTTAAGGCGGTTGTCTTAACATTGTCTGCTGCTTTAACTAGCTCTCTAAGAACGTAAAGCTCTACCAACTGCTTTAACCAATGATCAAACGTCAATGATGTTGGATTAAGCGAAGTGATTGATAGGATGTGCTCTACGCCAATTTGATCTAGCTTATTAGCTTTGCGAAGTTCATCAATAATGACGTTGCCATCAACTGGTCTGCCATGATTGTTATTCCAAAGAATGGCTCTCCATAACTTAAGATTACGTTGATCGTAAAAACAATCTTCAGTTACTTTAGCGTCCAATGCTTTAACTAGTGCTGTCACTCCATCAAACAGAACGTACGCAATAACGTACGTTTCCGCTTCATTACTGTGTGGTAATTCTTGGGTCGTAGTCATTGGCTAATCTCCATAAGGTTAAGCAAGCTTGAAAGGCTTCCCATTGCTTGAGAAGTTCCTCTTTACTATATTCAAGAATATCCACTCTACCAATTTCATTAGTAGAAATATAGATGTTCGCTGCGTTTACATTATCTAGACTGCCATAAAATGCTTTGTAATAGGCCACTAATTGCGTCGGATGTCCTTGGCGTGATTCAACTGCCTTGCCTACCTTTGTTTTAGTGGATTTAAAATCTAGAACGTAGTTTTTATTATCTTTGTAAGCTGCAACGTCCATTGTTCCAGCATAGCCATCTGCTTTATTTACCACTACTGTTTCTGCCTCAGTAATGCCAAAGCCTTTAATTGCTTCTAATGCTGGTAATACAAATTCTTTAATGGGTACTAGAAAGCCTTCAGCACTTGTTACCTCTTCATCTCTATTCCAATCATAACCACCTAATGCTGCTTCTAATGTAGCGTGAATCTTTGTACCTAAATCTGCTGCGTTGCTTGATTCTTTCTT